CGGCGAAGTCTACCTGCCGATGACCAGCGGACAGATCGCGCTCGGCGCAGGTACTGGCGCCAACGGCAAACCGAAGGAAGGCCAGCAGCTCTACGACGCGTACAAAATGCGCGCGAACTATCCGGCAATTTTGAAGGACACGGCGAACGCGCTGGTCGGCATCCTGAACCGCGAGCCGCCGGTGATCGAGCTGCCGACGGCGCTCGAGGAGCTGTTAAAAAAGGCCACCGACCGAGGCGAGCCGCTGGAGGCGTTGCTTCGACGTATCCAGCTGAACCAGCTGCTGTACGGCCGGCATGGCATCCTGATCGACGTCGACGAGTCTCGAAACCTGCCGTACCTGGTCGACTTTGTCGCCAAGCGAATCATCAATTGGGACGACGTCGCCAAGCCGGAAACCGCCGAGCGCAAGCTGCTGATGGTCGTCACCGACGAAACGCGCATGGTGCGGACTGGTTTCCGCTGGGAGGAGCGGAAAAAGTTCCGCGCCATGGAACTCGACGACGCCGGCAACTACTCGGTCACGATCGAGGACGACGGCAGACGTGCGGCGCCGATCGTTCCGAGTATCCAGGGCAAGACGATCGACTTCGTGCCGTTCGTGTTTGCCAACGCTGTCGACCTTGTCGCCGAGGTCGGCGACGTGCCGCTGCTCGGCCTGGCCAACCTGGCGCTGACAATTTACCGCGGCGACGCGGACTACCGTCAGGCGCTGTTCATGCAAGGGCAAGACACGCTGGTGATCATCGGCGAGGACGTCGACCCGACGAACCCCGACGAGCGAATCATCGTCGGCGCCGGCGCTCTCATAAACCTGCCCAGCGAGAACGCCGACGCCAAGTTTATCGGCGCTGACAGCAACGGCCTGCCGGAAATGCGCGAAGCGCAGGCGGCCGACTTCGAGCGGTCCACGAACTACGGCCTGCAAATGATGTCGCAGGGCGCTGGAGCTGAAGCCGCGGAAACGCTGAAAATCCGAGTGGCAGCCAGGACGGCCGACCTGGTGAGCGTGGCGCAGACGTCTGCCGGCGCATTGACCCAGGCGCTGCAAATGGCCGCGACCTGGATCGGCGCAAACCCTGACGAGGTCCGCGTCGAGTCGAACACCGACTTTATCGACGAGGCCATGCCGGCGGCCGAGCTGCTGGGCTACATGAACGCAAAAAGCCGCGGCGCACCGCTGTCGCTGAAGTCAATCCACGCGCTGATGCGCAAGGGCGACGTCACGCAGCTGAGTTTCGAGGAGGAGCAGGAGGAGCTGGACGGCGAGCCGGAACCGGACAACACCAACGGCCTGGGCGAACCTGGCCAGGTCGACGAGAACGGCAACCCGATCGAGCCGGTGCCAGGGCAACAGCCTGGCCAGCAACCGCCAGGGCAACAGCCACCGCCAGGACGGCAGCCGCCTAATCCGCAGGAGTAGGCCATGGCATCGAACGACGCGATCCGTGACGCGCTGGTGCTGCGCCGGCTCCAGGTGATCCGGCTCGGCAACGGGCTGGCCGCCAGGATCCGCGCTATCCTGAACCGCGCCGAGCCTGGGCTGCGGGCTGAACTGAAAGCGCGTCTCGAGAAAATCACCGGCCGCGGCTACGACACCGGACCCAGCACGACGGTCAAACTGCTACGCCTGCGCAACCTGATCACGACTCTGAACAAGCCGGCGTTCGACGACATTCGCAACCTGGTGCGCTCCGAGCTGATCGCGTTCGCCGGCCAGGAGGCCGCAGCGACTGCCGCGCTAATGTCCGAGAACCTGCCGGTGGCGCTGGCGCTCAATATCCCGGACGCCAGGTCGCTGCGCTCGGTCGTGTTCGCCAGGCCAATGCAGACCAGGCTCCTGCGCGACTGGATGGACCAGTTCGAGGCCAACGACCGCGCGCGCTTCATGGACGAAATACGCCAGGGCCTGGTATTCAACGAGACGCCGACGCAAATCAGCCGGCGCATTTTCGGCACGCAGGCGCTCGGAGGCACCGACGGCGTGCGCCAAATCACCAGGCGAGGAGCGCAGACCCTGGCGCAGACCGCCACCGCGTCGGTGTTCAACGGCGTGCTGCAGGAGCTGTACCGGCAAAACAAGCGGATCATACGAAAAGAGCAGTACGTCGCGACCCTGGACAGCCGCACGACACCAGTCTGCCGCAGCCTGGACGGCAATGTTTACGACATCGGCAGCGGCCCGGTGCCGCCGGTCCACATAAACTGCCGCAGCGTTCGCGTGCCGGTCGTCGACGGTCGAAAGCTGGGCGACAGGCCAGCGGACGCCAGCACCGAGGACGCGCTCGCCGGCTTGCGCGGGCCTGCCAGGCGCAGGGCCGTGGAAAAACTGGTCGGCCGCGTGCCAGCTGCGACGACCTACCAGGACTGGCTCGGCCGGCAGTCGGTGAGCTTTCAAAACGAGGTGCTGGGACCGACCCGCGGGCGCCTATTTCGCAAGGGCGGGCTGCAGCTCGATCGTTTTGTCGACGCATCCGGTAAGCAGTACACCTTGCCGGAACTCTACGACCTGGAGCCGAACGCGTTCCGACGCGCTGGAGTTCCTGCGCCCTGATTGTTGCAACACGCGCACCGCCGGTGATATTGTCCGCTTCGGCAGCGTGACGCTGTCGCAACCGTGAAGGATGCACACCTTGGAACTCGCAGACAGCTACGAATCACTCGAAAAAGTACCCGCAGAACATGCGGCGCTCTACGTCGAAAAGGACGGTAAGGCGGTCCTGCAAATCGCAGGCGTTAAGACCCAGGCCGACTTCGACCGATACGCAACAGCGTTAAAAGCACGACTGGCAGACCAGGCGGCCGACTTGGCTGCCGCGCAAAAGGCCGGACTATCTCGCGACGACGTCGTGAAACTGATCCGCGAAGTGGCGACACCACCAGGCGCAGCTGACCCAGGCCAGGGACAGCCAGGCACCGGAAAAGTCGACCCGGCCGCAGCGCAGCGCGTGCATGACCTGGAGCGTGAGCTTGCATCGATAAAGGACCAGCTCGGGAAAGAGACAAAGCAACGCGAGGCAGCACAACAGACAGCCACCACGACAACAATAAAAAACGCATTAACCGGCGCGGCGGCCAAAGCGGGCGTAAGACCCGAGGCCGTCGACAGCTTTGTCGAGCTGATCCGAGGAAATTTTGAACAGTCCGCAGACGGCCAGGTAGTCACCAAGCTGGAAGGGAACACGATCCAAGGCGTGAGCCCGAACAGCAAACCCGACGAGGTCCTGGCCGCCGTGAAGCGGCAGCCGAACTTTTCGTACTTTTGGCCAGAATCGAAAGGTTCCGGCGGCAGCTCGAATGGTTCCGGCGGCGGTGGCGGCGCTGGCTCCGACAATCCGTGGAGCAAAGACGGCTGGAACATGACAAAGCAAGGCCAGGCAATAACGGCGAACCGCTCGGAGGCTGAAGCAATGGCCAAAGCAGCGGGTAGTCATATCGGCGCGACAAAGCCGCCACAATAGCGGTACACTCCGCAAAACAGACACCGGCCGTGAGGGCCTGAACTTCAACAGGAGAACACTCTCATGGCATTAGTCCAAATCGCGGACGTAGTCGTCCCGGAAATTTTCACGCCGTACATGCTGGTGCTGACGCAGGAAAAGTCGCGTCTGATCCAGTCCGGCGCTGCAATCGTCAACGGCGACCTGAATACTTCGCTCGCCGGCGGCGGTAAAACCTTTAACGACCCGAGCTGGAACGACATTCCGAACGACGCCGACAACGTCGGCGACGACGTGCCGGCGAACGTGGCGGTGCCGAACAAAATCACCAGCAACCAGGAAATTCAGGTACGACTGAGCCGCAACCAGCACTGGTCGGCCGCTGACCTTTCCGCTGCGCTGGCTGGCTCCGATCCCATGCAAGCGATCGCGCAACGCGTGGCGAACTACTGGACCCGACGCAGTCAGGCGGCTTTCGTTGCCACCATGAACGGCGTGTTTGCAGACAACACCGCGAACGACGCCGGCGACTACACCAACGACATCACCGGCGCTTTCGCTGCCGGCGTGACCGACTTCAGCGCGGAAGCTGTGATCGATACCGCTTTGACAGCTGGCGACACGCTCGACAGTTTCACGATGATTATGGTCCATTCGGTCGTTTACGCGAAAATGCGCAAAAACAACCTGATCGACTTCATTCGAGATTCTGAAAACGGCGGCCAGATCGCCCGCTTCGGCGACCTCGAAGTAATCGTCGACGACGGCTTGCCGGTATCGGTCAACAATTACGAAAGCTGGCTGTTCGGTCCTGGTGCGATCCAGCTCGGAATAGGCACGCCAAAGGTCCCGACCGAAGTCACGCGCGAAGCGTTGCAAGGTAACGGCGCCGGCGTTGAAATTCTGTCGAGCAGGCTCGAATGGGTCCTGCATCCGGCTGGCCATGCCTACATCGGCACGGCACCGGACGGCGGCCCGAGCAACGCAGCAACCGCCAACAACCTGGCGGCGGCTGCGAGCTGGAACCGCGTCTACCCGGAACGAAAGCAAATCAACATCGCCCGCCTGATAACCACCGAAGCGTAAGCGACAACAGTCTGAGGCCGGGCGCGTGAAGCGCCCGGTTTTCCCAACACCAGGAGACCAGGCATGGCCGACAACAACGACATAGAGGCGGCCGCAGACGCAGCAGCCGCAGCTGAAGCCGAGGCACCGCCCGAAGTTCGGGCAGACGCACCGCCACCGGCACCGGAGCCCACGCCAGAAACAAAGGCGCAGCCACCGGAACCGAAAACCGTCACCAAGGCCGGCAAGGGCAAAAAAGCCGACGCCGCGACAAAGCAGATCCAGTCGCACCTGGCAGCCCAAAAAGCCGCCGCCGACGCTGTTCAGCGCGAGGAGCCGAAGCCGGTCGACGACGTCCGTGCCGCTGCCGACGCTGCGAAAGCTGAAAAGCGGGCCAAGGCTGACGAACTCGCCGCCGAGATAGCCGCGCTCGAAGCTAAGGCCGACCAGCTGCGCGACGAGCGCAACGAGCTGCTGTCTGCCGGCGCAGTCGACGACGGCAAATCTCACATCGAGCGCGTGCGCGCTGCCCAGGCTCGCAGTCGCGAAATCAGGGAACAGCGAGTACGTGACCGCGTGAAACTACTGGCGCGAGGCGCTGGCAAGTCACCGCTCGACCTGGCGCACGCAACCGCACCGAGGAAATCGCCCGCCGACGCGGAACCGAAAGCAGACAGCCAGGAGTAACGCAAGGTGGCACGCCTAGAGACTGAGGCGTACTACCGACGGCAAAACGTGAAGCAGCGCCGCTCGCGTATTCCGCTGACTGACAGAACCGTACCCGCCGGAACCGGCGGCAATCTCAATTTGCCCGCCGTGCGAATCAACGCACCGATCGCGAACGTGACAGTGCGCCGCATGAAAAACCAAGGCGGCCAAATCGACCTGATAGTCGGCGGCGTACTGCGCACGACGATCGGAGCAACCAGGACGGCAGCCGGCAACCTGGCAGCCGGCGACCTGGTCAACCTGCGCCTGGTGACTGGTTTTTCTGGAGTCGAGGAGATTCGCTTCTACGGCACCCAGGGCAACGAAATCGCCAGGACCAAAATCAACGCGAGCGCCTGACCGTGGCGACCGCAACGCTGACAAGCCAGCTCACGAACCTGCTACTCGACCCAGGCAGCCCGACAAATATCGGCACCGGAAACGCGCAGGCGTCCGAGACCGTGATCCAGCTCCAGGGCGCCAACGCCGCCGCGA